TACTATGTTGGGGATACCTTAGTGATAATGAGAATCATTATCAGTAATACGTTAAAGAGAAGATGTCTTTTGCATAATAAGAAAACCTATGTTATACTGGGGGTAGCCCCCTTATAGGAAGATGATGATGGTGGTGAGATGCTACCAATTGCTGGCAGGGTGGATGCGAGTGCCTCCGTGTCCCCCTGCCTGGGGGCTTTCAGAGGTCTAACTTTGCAGGGGCTTGATATTATGTTATACTAAGGTTCAAGGAGGGCACATGAGGTATCGAAAGAGACCAGTAGTTATTGAGGCAGTTCAACTCACGTGGGATACGTGGAGCGAGATATGTGATTTCGCAGGTGTGGGGAAGTTGCAGGATGGCAAGCCAGAAGGTTGTTATGTGGGTGCAGATGGTAAGGCGTTGCCAGGTGACCAGGTGTCAGACAGAATGGGACTACTTATCCCAACCCTTGAAGGGCTGATGGTTGCCAGTGAAAACGATTGGATCATCAAAGGAGTGAAGGGAGAACTCTACCCTTGCAAGCCAGACATCTTTGAGCAGACTTATGAGCCTGTAATATCCCTAGGAACAATGCCCATTAGCCCTGCATAACATTATGGAAACCTCATTACAGGCACCGCAGACGGACTCTTTGAGAGACATGCTCTCTCATCTTAAACTCAAGCAGAGAACCTACTTGCTTTATCGGGTATGCGAGCTCGACATGAAGCAGGCCATGGCGATGACCGAGATCAATAAGTCTACCTACAACATGTGGTGTAATGACGAGGCCTTTGTTGAGATTCACAGGAAGCTCCCTGTATTACAGGGGCAGTATAAGCAGGAGGCCATGAAGCTCTTGAGGAAGAAGAACCAGTTCAATGCTGTTCTTCTTGAGGGGCTGGTTATAGAGAAGATCATCGGGGAGGTTAAGCAGGGACGATGGAATATGGCTAAGACCAAGCTCGGAGTTCTGATCTATGATAAGCTAATACAGGATCTGGACATTCAGCCACAGGTTCATCTGTCCTGGCAGGATAAGCTCAAGCAGATGGACGATTACATGCAAGGAGGTGAGAATGGCGAAGTTACAGTCAGTACGGAAGTTGGCCGCATCGAGACGGAATATCAGGAGGGCGACTTTCGGGAGGATGATGAGGATGCCCCTGGTGAAGTGGAAGAGGAGATTGAAGAAGGGACTGTAAATGACGAAAGACCGATCAGCCCTGATAGCAACCCTTCTGAAGATCGATAATAAGCGAGGGGACGTTGTCCCGTTTGACTTCAGGAAGTACCCAGGGCAGTTGCATTTCCATCAGAACAAGACCAACCGCAATATCATCCTGAAGCATAGACAAGGGGGCTGGTCTTCAAGCATCCTTGCTGACATGCTGATGGACTGTATCCTCGTCCCGCACACGTATGCCGCCGTGGTCTCTCATGAGACCCGTGCTACCCAGAGGCTCCTTGATAGGGTGCAGTTCTATTACAACTCCATGGAAGAGCCTAAGCCCCTCATGGGGGCTGAGTCCCGTTCCGAGAAGACCTTCCCCGAGATGCATTCAAGCATCTATATTGGGACGGCAGGGGCTCGTGCCTTTGGGCGAGGAGATACTCTAAGAAAGGTTTTGCTGTCAGAGCTTGCCTTCTATGAGGACGGGAGGTCTGTCTTGAGTAGCCTGCAGGACTCGATTGATATTGAGTCCGAGCTCACCATCGAGTGTACCCCCAACGGGGAGGATAATGTCTTCCACGAGGAGTGGGTTAAGGCCAGGGAGAAGAGAAGCCCGTATAAGCCGTTCTTCTATCCGTGGTGGTGGACTCCTGACTATCAGATCCCCAGAGGGTCTGAGTACGCTCTGTCCGAGGATATAGGAGAGCTTAAGTATACTCCAGAAGAGGAGGAGCTTGTTCTCCGTCATAAGCTCAGGGAGCCCCAGATTCGGTGGAGGAGATGGAAGATTGCAGAGAAGGGCGGTCTCTTCTGGCAGGAGTTTCCAGAGGACGAACTGACATGCTTTATTACTATAGGCGACCCAGTGTTCGACTCGTTCCTCCTGACCGAGATGGCTAACGGCTGCTATGACGGGGAAGCCCATAAGTCTGGGTGGACTTTCTGGATACCCCCCATAAAGGGGGCAAGCTACGTGATCGGTGCCGACTCAGCGGCTGGAGCTCCTGGAGGCTCATACTCTGCCGCTGTTGTCATGGATAATTTTTGGAGAGTGTGTGCGACCTTTCAGGCAAGGGTTGAGCCCAATACATTCGCAAACTTGCTAAAGGACATGGCAGTGTGGTATAATCAGGCACAAATAGCCATTGAGCGAAACTTTACAGGATATGCAGTATTGGGGCAACTGGGAGCTTATGAGAATCTGTATTACGAACAAGATCATCTCACAGGGAGACAGACTACCAAGAAAGGGTGGTGGACAAACGAGCAGACCAAAGAATATATGCGAACCCGAACAAGGGAGAAGCTGTCGCAAGTGAAGATATTCGACCTGAACCTTGTAAGGCAACTTCGGGGGTACAGGTATATTCGCCATCGCCCTACTGCCCAGACCTTCGATGACATGGCTATTGCCTTGATGATCGCCATTGCTGTGAAGTCTACTGAGGGGAGTGCCAAGGGTTTTATCGGGGCTACCCCAGGGTGGAACTGGTAAGGAGGGATTATGGATATTCAAGAGATTCGTACTGAGATTGCCGCCTTGAAGCTCATGTGGCAACACAGAAACAAGAGGTTCAGGGAGTGGTATGAGATATTGATTCTAATCGATAAGCTCCATGCTCATGGGATGGAGTCCTACGTATCTAATGAGCCCCAGTCGTTCTATAACATGTCGCATTACTTGCTGACCAAGGGGGACATCAGGCACCTGATGCCTATTGAGGCAGAGTCTGCATTGGAGCTGGATCGCAGGGCAAAGGTCAATCGTGCCTGTAAGTACCAGTGGAAGGAGATCGACAGGGAGCGTCAGTATGGAGGGGCTCAAACCTTCATCGATGACCTCGGGTTCTTCTTGCTTATTCTTGGCTGGTACTCCACTATGAGTCATTTCGACAAGGAGACAGGGAAGTTTCGTGCCCAAGTATGGAACCCTTACGATACATATCCTCGCTTTGGAGACCAGTCCCTGCCTATCTGCCTACACAGTTATACACTTTCTGAGTCTGAGGCTAAGTATAAGTTTACCCAGAATCAGTATGACGAGTCTGAGCTAGGCAGGATGCATGGGAACGTGACGTTTGATGACCTGTATAGGCTAGTAGGAGACACGTACTACAGCATTACCTTGATGAACGGGCAACCAGTTACGGAGTGGGTAGAGAGAGAGGATGTCAAGTTGCTTGTTGCTCCAGTAGCTGGGTTTTCTGACCGAGGATCCCTGATCAAGACAGGAGACTGGAGACAGTATGCTGGGCGTAGTATCTACGAGGCCAACCTGCCTATCTATGAGGCTTTCAATAAGTACAAGTCTATGATCAGTCAGATCCTGCGGGATACGGCACAACCTATTACGATGGAGAAGTCAGCAACTGCACAGGCTACTCCCGAGCAGTTGAGGCAGCGGGGAGCTCACTTTCACTACCAATCGACAGACCCAGGGCTTGAGAGACTACCTCCTGGAGTGATTCCGATAGAGATCCAAGGGCACCTGATGGAGATCAGGAGGGAGATGCAGAAGGCTTCCTTCACTGATGCGGTCTACGGGATGATGGACACTCAACACCCGTCAGGGTACTCGTTGAGTCTGATGGCTACATCGTCCGCAAACCAGATCCTGTACCCGTACATGGATGCCAAGCACTTCGTGATAGCAGAGCACGACCAGTTCTGGCTGTCTAATCTTAAGACATCCAAGAGGGTCTTTGAAGTTAAGGGGCGGTTGATCGAGAAGCTCCACCCAAAGGACATCCCCGATGGAGTATCGATCATGGCAGAGTCCGATGTGGCGACCCCCAAGGACTGGCTGGAGCGTGGGACTATCGCTAACCAGCTTAAGGATCATCTGGACTCCAGCACGATCCTTTCGGAGATTTTGAAGTTTCCCGACCCGCAAGAGATCAAGAGGGCGAAGAAGCTGGATGCGATACTATTTGATCCCATGACCCTCATGGTCGAGAAGATCAGTGCGTATGAAGCCCATGCGGAATACTTGGAGAGCCGAGGGGATGCGAGGCAGGCCGCAAGGTTCCGACAGGTAGCAGCGGCAGCAGAACAACAGTTAGGGCTTCCTGCCCCTGGGCAGGCTGCTCCCGCAGAGCAGGGGAGGGTAGATGCCCAGCGTAAGGCTGGGGCTCCCGCAGAACGTGCAC